ATAAAATAGAACAGATTTTGTAAAAATAAATGATAATGGACGAAAATATATAGCACAGATATTATATGCACCTAATAAAAATTGTAAATGTATTAGTGGTAGTTATAGAGGGAAAAATATGGATGCTACTTGTCAAACTATTGGTGGCGATTGGAAATGGTGTTTAGTAGATAAAAAATGTAGAACTTATGGTAGTTTATCTTTTGAAGATAATAATGAAAAAAAAAGGCGTGCTATATGCCCTCCCGCACATGATGATGATACTAAACAAAATACATACATTATCCGTATATTAGATAATAATGAAATTAAACATATTGAAAAAAAAAAAATATTATATCGTATTTCTATTTTAGATGAAGATACCTATAAAGGAAAAAAAGCATTTTTCCATATTATATTTGTATTTTTTGCATTAATTATGTTATGTATACTAGGAATTGCATGTATTAAATATGATTTTAAATTTTTACTAATATTGATACCTGTCATAATTTTATTAGTATATTTTTGTGTAGCATATCAAATGCATTTTGTTGAAGATTATTTATGCAGTGATAATTGGTTATCTACAATAATTGATTGTACTAAATATATGACTCAATCTATGGTATAAATGTTTTAGGTATTAAATCATTTGTATTTTGAAATTGTTCTAATTTGATAGTTTCTATTTTATTTTCTGGAAATTTTCTTATAATAGTATAAGGTAATGGTTTCCCTTTATTATTAATTGTATTATCAAGTTCTATTTCAGCAATTTTTATTAAATCAATATTATCATTTATTGAATAATCATCGATATTATCTATTAATGGTTTTGAACCCATTGATAAATGCGTTGCTCTTAAACCAATGATATTTGTTCTTTCAAATTTTGTTAAAATAGGCATATTTATATTATAATATAATAAATTAATCAATTTTTAAATTAATTAATTAGATTTTTTTTTTGTAGGCATTTTTTTTTGACCATCAAGTATTTCTACACGTAAATTTTGTAATAGTTTTTTCATATTTTGTGCTTCTTTTCGTGCTCTTCTACCAGCCGCTTTATTACTTTTTCCTGAAAATTTACCATACTCTGTTGTTAATTTTTCAAAAGTTTGTCTCAATTCTTCTAAAGATCCGCCAACCATATTTTCTGACGTCGATTCTTGTTGCGATTCACTAGGCATTATTATTATAAAATAATAAATTATGATTAAAATAAACGAATTAAACAATCATTTTGGCAGAAATTTTAGGATGGTATTTATAATCTTTTAAAATAAAATCATCTAACTGATAATCTTCTATATTTATTCGAGATTGTCGTTGCTTAATAAACAATTTAGGTAAAGTATATGGAGTTCTCTTTAATTGTTCTTTAACTGGATTTATATGTTCTTGATAAATATGAGCATCTCCCAGTATCATTATAATTTTACCTGGTTTTAAATTAGTAAAATCTGACAATATATGTGTTAATAATCCAACAGAAGCAATATTAAACGGTACTCCTAAAAATAAATCTCCAGACCTCTGATACATTTGACAACTTAATTTATTATCTTTAGATACATAAAATTGATATGATACATGACAAGGTGGTAAACACATTTCATCCATTTGTTCGGGATTCCAAGAACTTAATAATATTCTCCTACTTGTTGGATTATTTTTGATTAAATCTATACATTTTTGTAATTGATCCACGCCTTTTCCTTTATAATCTGTTAAATGATCTATATATTTTGCATTAAAATGTCTCCATTGATAACCATATATAGGACCTGCACAAAATTTTGGATATTTATTTAAACCAATACTATCTAAATATTTACGTGTAGTGTTACCATTCCATATTTTTACTCCTTTTTTATTCAAATTTTCTACATTTGTATCTCCTTTTAAAAACCATAATAATTCTTCTACTATTCCTTTCCAGAAAACTTTTTTTGTTGTTAAGAGTGGAAAATTATTTTCAATATTGAAAACTATCTTTTTACCAAATTTTGACAAAGTTTTACTATTTCTTGTCTCTCTTAATTCTCCAGTATTTAATACATCTTTTAACACATTTAAATATCCGTGTTCATTTTCCATTAATTTTTAATATTATAATATTTTTATATAAAATATATATATTATAATGACTACATTAAAATCTGCTGAAAGTAAATATTTGTCTAGACAATCTGATACTAATAAGATTAAAGATTCAACAAAAAATATAAGATATGTGGAACAACCTAAACCAAACCAACTTTATGAAAAAAATATATACAATTATTATTTATTTTATACACTTCTTGTATTATTATTAATTTTTATACTATTATTTTATGTTGCACCTAATGATAAAGGATATGGACTAGAATATTTTAAAATTAAAGCAACATAGGTGAAAAAAAAATAATAATTTAAAATTTTTTAATCATACTTAAAATTTCTAATGGAAACATAAATTCATATGAATATTTTTTTGAATTTGTTTTATTTTTGGTATCTGATTTAATTCTAGTATTATAATTATGTACAAATCCAAATAATATTTTTATTCCTGGTAATTCTATAATATCTTTTTCTCTACCTATAATAAATGGTTTTCCTTCAAATATATGTTCTGAATTGGTAAATCTTCTTTCTATCCAAAATACCTTTTTATATGCTAATGTGCCCTCAAATAATAAATTTCTTCCATCAGTTGCAATATATGACATTTTTTTATAAATATCATATACTGGTATTATGCTACTACCGGTACATTTTTTTGTTGGATTATTTAATAATGTTAAAATCCTATTTTTAACGCTAAATTTAGGATAATAATCATCATCGTCCATATGAACAATATAATTTGTACTAGAATATTTAACCCCAACATTTCTTTTAAAAGATATTGTTAAAGGATTTGATTTTTTTCTCTTAATATATAAATATTTAATATTCAAATCTGATGGTAATAATTTTTCTAAATTTTTATTATCACTATCGTCTATTATTATCCATTCAATTTTATCTTTAGGATAATCTATATGGTTAAAATTATAAAAAGGCAAACCACTTTTAAAAAATTTTAGTCTATTGTAAGTAACTGTTAGAATAGTTATATTCGGTAAATTATTATCATTAATATTTTTTAAACTAATATCATTAAACCCCTTACTATTTTTTTTAATTTGTATTTGATCAAAAAAATGATATAAATTTTTTTCCATTTAAGTATTATTTATTTTATTTTTTTATTTTTAACAAAATTAATGAATAAATTATATAAAAAAAAATATAATCTCGTTTTAAGAGAATTAAATTGTTTATTTTCAACTTATCATATTCAAATATATTTTTTATATTTAATAAATAATTATGTTAAAAATAAAAGTTACAGTTTAATAGCAACTAAAGAAGAACAAATATGTAGTGTTTGTTGTGATATATTAGAAGAAAGACAAATTTCAATTCAATTAAATTGTAAACATAGTTTTCATTTAGATTGCATATCTAAATGGATTGATATTAAAAAAAGTTGTCCAAATTGTAGAAAAGTTATATAGATTTTGTAATATTATCTTGATATATCATCATTTTATTATAACATTTACTTATTGTAACTGCAGATACATCACATATTTTAGAAATAAATTGTTTGGTAATATTAATATTATATAAATTATATGTTGTATAATAGATTATACTAGCAGCAATTGATGGTGGAGTATTTTCAGATATTATACCCATATTTAAAATAACATCTAATAATTTAAAACAAGTTTTTTTTATATTACTATCCAAATCTAAATTTGAACAATAACGTAAAATAAAATCTGACGGTTTTGTAGCAGTATATAATGTATTTTTACATAATTCTTGAAAAGTTTTAACTGCTTTAGTAACAATTGTTGTTTTTAATTTAAATATTTTAGCAATTTCTTTTGAACTTCGCGGAACATTATTAATTTTACATGCATAAAATACAGATGCTGCTATTAATCCTTTTCTATTTACACCTCTAGATAATTTTTTATTTGATACTTTCAAATACAGTGATTTTGCTTCATTAACAATACACGAATTTATATTATTATTTTTACAAGTTATTAAAATTGTGTTAAATATTTTATTCAAATTCCTTTCTTTATACGGCATAGAATTCCATATTTGAAATCTTTTAATTGTATTATAATTATAATTATTTGAATTGTACTTAGAAATTTTAGTTCCTAAACTTGATTTTGGTAAATAAGCATTTATTGGTGCACCACATCTAGTTGGATCAGAACGTTTTGAATCTTTTACACCATAATATCTCCATTCTACATTTTCATCATCTATATATTTTCTATCACTTTGTTGTGAACAATTTGTACAAACTGTGTAACCGTTATCTACAATTAAACTATCAGATTTACAATAATCGCAATTTAAATTATTAGTTTTAATCTCTTTATCACAAACCTTAAATTTATTAAATAAATTATCTATATCAATTTGCATATTAAAATTAATTAATTTAATTAAACTTTAAATCAATTTTATATTTTATATAATATAATATAATGAGTTTTAGTAAAACTATGATATTAGTAATTGTTTTTGGTCTGGCTTGGTTAATTTATGCTATTGTTATAGCAAGTCATATGAATTCATATTATAGTGGAATATCAGATAAAGTTTCGGCATCAAAAAATAAACTTGATTCTATTATAAATGCTCAAACTGAAACAGATGTAGCTATAAATAATACATTAGACACTGAAATTAAAAATATTATGAGTAATCCTAATCTTACACCAGAAGAAATAGATGCAAAGGTAGAAGAATTAAATAAAAAAGTAGGATCCTTTAAAAAATTTAAAGATACTATGGCAGAATTAGAAAATCAAGAATCTGCAAAAGAGAAAAAAGAAAGAAACGATGCCGTGTCAATAATAATAATTGTTATTTTATCAGTATTAGTATTAGTATTTATAATTCTCTATATTTGGTTCAAAGTTAAAAAAACTAAAGTTCAACTATTATCTTCTAAAGATAAGTTACAAACTTATCAAGGAGCAGAACGTGCAAGTGCAATAGATACACATAATGAATTAAATATGTTTAGACAAGATGCGAGAAATGCGTATCGTCAACAACGTCGTTAATAAAATAATTTAAAAATTGAAATTATATATATTATATATTTATAAATATGGATGAAAAATTTAATACTCAAAATATTTATACTGATAATATTATTCATCATGATGTATCTATAGAACCACTATACTATAATACAAATTTTAAAAATAGAATTTACTATAAACTAAAAATGTTAGAAGGACTATGTGTTGCTGAAGGATATGTTAAAAAAAATAGCATTGAAATATTAGATTTAAATGATAATTATTTAGATGTTTTTAATTTTACTGGTAATTGTATAGTAAATTGTAAATTTAAAGCATCAATTTGTCATCCGATAAATAATGAAGAATTATATTGTAAAGTTGTTAGTATTAATGAATTTGGTATCAAAGCATCAGTAATGAAAAAAAAAAATGATGATAATCCTCTATATATTTTAATTACCAAAGAACACAATAAAAATGAAATTGTTAATCTAAAAATTGACGATATTATTTTAATTAAAGTTATAGGAAAGAAATATAATTTATATGACGATCAAATATTTATTATAGGATTAATTGTTAATGATTAAAATATTTAAAAAATTTAACAATTAAATTAAATAATGGACAGGTTTGTTTTAAAGGATAAAATATTAAAATTGAATGAAATGCAACAATTAGAAATATATAAAATATTAGAAAAAAATAAAGTTAAAATGACTATTAATAAAAATGGTGTTTTTTTTGATTTAAATAATCTAGATTCAAATATTATTGGCAAATTAGAAAAATTTGTAAACTTTTGTAAAGACAATAATAATTTTATTTCTAATTCTGCTATAGAAAGAGATAAAATTAAGGATAATATTTCTTAATATATGTTAAGCATAATAAATATGAATCTGCTAAATCATCTTTTTTTTTATATGAATTAAAAAATTCTAATAATGTTTGATTATTTTTTATCATATATCTACAACATTCAACTGCCTTCTTTTTCCTTTGTGTATATTTTGATTTAATATGTGAAAAATCAAATAAATCATCTGGACCATCATAACAATTACATTTAGTTCTTGGAGATACTAATCTTACTTTTTTTATTTTTTGTTCATTTTTTTTTTTAATATTAAAATATGTAAATATTATTATTTGAATAGATTTCATAATAGGATTTTTCATACAAGGTTGATTTTCTATTATAATTTCATCTACGTCTTGGAATTTATTTTGATTGTTGTTCGTTGCAACGTTTTGCGTAGAAACATCAAATATGTTATCAACATGTGGAGTTGCTACATCAAAGATGTTATCTAATTGATTTAGAATATTATCTGTAGTATCATAAATATTATTTTTTTTCTTCCCATTAGATATATCTAATACATTCCAGTCAACTATCTCGTATTTTTTTGTTATAATATCATATTCTATTAAACAATATGATAAATTTTTAATACCTATATCAAATGCCAAAAATTTCATTTATATTGAGATTATTTTTTTAATCTTAAATATTATTACATATGCGTATATTTATTTAAAATTTGTTTCTTAACATAAGATAATTATGAATAATTTAGATCTTTTAGTTAAAGATAATAATCTTGATAATACTAAAATAAATAAAGATATTCAACCAGATTTAGTAGTTAGTAAAAATAATATTGATATAAATAATAAATCAATTGATATTGGATTGGATTTATTAATGAATAATAATGCTAAAAAAGATACTGATTCTATAAGTGTGAAATCTATAGATTCTAATACACTTACTTTAAACGCTGGAGATGATGTTAAATCTAATATATCATCCATAGATTTAGATACATTAAAACCGAGAGAAGAAATAAATGCTAATGATATTAAATTAAATTCTGGCGGAAGTTTAAATGATTTTTTTAAAGATGATGCTAATAAAAATATTCCCTCTTCACAACCACAAACTCAACAATTTAGTTCTGATGAAATAAAGCAACAAAAAAGAGAATTATTATTTAAATATGAAAGACACAGGAAAAGAAATTCAAATATGGACTACAAAAATTTAAGTATGAACGATTCATTAGAAGAAATTAAACTTGAGGTTGATAAGATAACACATTCAAAAAAATTAGATGCAAGTGTTAAATTTCAAAGAAAATTATTAATGGCCGCTGTTACAGGTGTTGAATTTTTAAATAATAGGTTTGATCCATTTAATATTCAACTTGATGGCTGGTCTGAAAGTGTTAATAATGATTTAGATGATTATGATGAAACTTTTGAAGAATTATATGAAAAATATAAAGGTTCTGGTGAAATTGCACCAGAACTTAAATTAATGTTTATGTTAGTTGGTAGTGGATTTATGTTCCATTTATCTAAAACATTATTTAAATCTTCATTACCTGGTATGCAAGACATTATGAAAGATAATCCTGATTTGATGAAACAATTTATGGGTGCTGCTATGAAAGGTATGACTAATAATATGATGAATAATAACAACAACAATAATTCTGGTGGAGGTGGTGGTAGATTAATGTCAGGATTAGGTAATATGATGGGTGGAATGAATATGATGGCGGGGATGAATACAGGTATGAATAATAATATGAACAATAGAAATCCACCACCACAACAACAAAATAATAATATGTTTAGTAATATGTCTTCTCAACAACCAAATAATGACATAAAAAAAAATAATAATAATGAAACTAGACCTGAAATGAATACTCCAGATGGTAATGATATTGAAGATATTTTAGCAGAATTAAGGAAAAATGAAAAAGATAATGGTACAATTACTTTAGATATTTAGTTACTATAAGCAAGACCTCCCATACCACTCATAATTCTTAGAACATTGTAATTAACAGCAAATACAGATACTTTACCATTATCACCATTCGCAGTTTTGGAATAAGGTAGGACGATTGGTAAATGTGCATTAGTAGGAGGATTCACATCACCGGCTTGATCATCCCATTTATTTTTTGATCTATTTGCTCTCCAATCATATTCAGTTGATGTATGAGTAGTTACTCCTTGATCAGTAAAATCAAATGTCAATACTGCATTATCAATTCTTGAAAAGTTGCATGTTCCAGATGGTTGATGTTCTTCTGGTTTAAGGGCAAATGAATATACACCTACTCTATCATTCAATGGTGTATTTGTGTGATGTTGATTTGGTTGGACTCGTGTGAAATAAGACATATTTCTTTTAGCAAATCTATCGTGACCATTCAATTGTAATTGAACTGTTGCGTCATTTTTTTGTCCATTAGATAATCGAGCAAATTCACAAGATAGGTCTCTATATGCTGGTGCAGTTACAGTAGCACCTCGTCCAAATGCATTATTACTAGTAGCATCAGTAGCATCCCAACCTAATGGTGATTTATCACTTGGTACATTAGCAACCCATACTAATTCTTTTACTGGATGATTCATATTTAAGTTAATTGCTGTTACCGAACCTTTTCCTTTTATTGTTTGAGCACCAGTAAATTGTAATTGTTCAATCAAATATTCGTGAGATACTTGGGCGAATCTTCGTCTTTCATCTGTATCAAGATAAATATAATCTACCCATAAACTTGCACCTAAATCTGAACTTGCAGGTGCATCGTAATTGGACGCACTTGTACTACAAAATAGATTTGCTTTTGTTTCAAAAGTAATATTGAATTTAACTTCGTGGTATTGTAAGGCAATTAAAGGTAATGCTAAACCAGGATTTCTACAGAACCAGAATTGTAAAGGAACATATAATTTTGTTGAATTATTTTCACCGTTAGTTGGTTCCGCTGCAAAACTATATCCCATATCACCTGCCATTTTCTTATAACCTCTATCAGCATAAGCAGTTTCAACACCTTGTCCAACTGTGTCATTAACTTGAACTGGTACTAATATGTGATCCGTTGATAATGCATCAGTTACATTGGTACTAAAAT